ATGACGGTATTAAGAGCCACCTCATACTCATTCAGGATCCGCTGTGTATCAAAGCCGGTATTATCCGGAAGGGAGGTAAGCGATCGGTACCAGCCATGTGATACGATCATATCATCTGTTGATTGCTTATGGAGATCCGTCCAGCTCCCTTCATCATGCTGCTTCGTCTCGATCAGCTCCGTACGATCAGCCTTCTCATTCTCCCGAGCTCTTGATTTCGTGATCGTCAATAGCTTTGCCTGCTTATCCTCTCCGATGAAATTCTTCTCGATATGATTGATCACCTGTTTTGATTCAGGCTTATCCTTTACAGGGATAACGAGAATACCGGATACCCGGAAGGAATTTTTCAGCCTTGCCAAATTCCAGCGGTTCGTTCGAAAATCTATCTCAATAGAATCCTTTGCTGCAATATACTTGGGTATCCCATAAAATACATATTCCGGACGGTACCTTTTGAAATGGTACACGCATCTGTAGGCCGGGAAATCCTCTCCCTCACTGTCAGGCTCGAAGTTGGGATAGAGGGAGAGAATCTTCCGGTTTTTATCATCTTTTCCTTTGTCCTGTCTCCAATCAGGGTGAACGATTACCTTATCCAGATCCTTATGCAGCCGGACCTTTGTTGCATCGATTTGATTAAACCATAGGTATGATCTATTCGCATCTGTAATCAGCTCCCAATATGTATTCCCTACTATCAGATCATCCAGGAGAAGGCGCTGTATTACATCATCCATTGTCTCCCCCTCGTAATTTACTGAAGACATGAGATCAACGGTCGCTTGATCATCTGAGGTGATACCATCTCCAAGGATATACTCATGCTTAGAATCGATAATGCCGGAGTGGTTTGGGCTTTTCCTCTCGAATAAGGCCAAAGCCTGGGGGAATAGATTATCTGGACCGAAGGGAATGAACTCTGCTGTATTGATCTTATTTACCCCTGTATAGGGCTGTGGATCATTCGCGCTCAGATCGATAAACTGAGCCTCAATAACTCCTTTATGTTCGCTTTCGCTCTTCTGCTTTGCCATATTGTAGCCAAAAAAGGGGAGTGAAGTTCCTCCTCCGCTCCCCTTTGATCAATGAACATTTCTTCTTTATTAACCCTGCTTCCCTGCTGCTGCTTTTTGCTCGATGCCAGGGTGGCCCCCTTTATGAAGCTGTGCCATTTGAGCCTGGGATAGCTGTGAAGCTTCCACCTTTCGGAACTGCGTTCCTACTTTCTCTCCTCTGATATGGAAAGCTGATTCCTTGAATCGAGCTACCACTTGATATTTAGTGCTTGACATAATCAATTAAACATATGTGATAAATACAGCCGTTCCAGCAATAATACCAGCCTTGAGAGTATCATCGAATGGGATATCAATATAACCTGAAACACATTCCAGGATTATATCCACATTCTGAGAATCCTCCTCCCCGGACTCCTGGCCTGAGTTAAGATTATCCTGCTGAACGTACAAGGCCCTGTCCGTTCCATCAATCTCATTGTATCCAGAGAGCCAGCATTCCCCATTAGCATCCTGGACGATGGCCAGCACTCCACAGCTTGATGCAGCGGTCAATGAATCCCTCAAGGCACTAAGCTCCGTGGATGGACGATTAAAGAACATTTCTACCTGGTGCGTGTACGAGATATTATTCCTCGATCCGGCACCCTCCTCCGTGCGTATCACCCCATCGATATTGGCTTGTACCTGTTGGAAGGTCTGGCCTGATGCCATTGTAATCGCTGATATCTCTCCAGATGTAACCGTTACGCTGGACAAATTCGCTGCCTCAGTCAGGAATACATTCGAGTTACCTGCAACGTTCTTATTGCAGGATCTGGTATAGGTACCGATTGCCATACCAAGGATAACCCCGGTCTCTTGCTCCAGGATCATAGCCATACAAATAGCTACAACGATAAACCCGAGCACTCCGATAATTGTTTTAATATGCTTTTTCATGATCTTCCTCTTTAAATTGAGATATATGGTTTACAATAAGATCCTCGCAGCCTAATAGGCTACAGAGGAAAGCTCATTGTGTACATACTGAACGCCCATCTCAAACTTTGAACGGAAGCGGTTCTCCTCCTCATCAGGATTGTACCACATTCTCGTTTCTGACCAGCTGTTAAGGGAATTCAGACCCAGAACGAGATTATCCTGGTTCGTATAAATTACCCTATGAGGATATGCAGGATTCTCTCCTGAGGCATGAGCAAAGTCAGCCTCCAGATCAATCTCCCAGCTCAGAGGTATGATAGGGATGCCCCTGTACTGATGCAGCGACTGGCCATTCTCCAGCTGGATCTGCGCCCTTTCCGTACCCAGGCTCTCCAGGTAAGAGATATAATTCTCCAGAATGGTATCAGTTACCAGCATGTACTTTTCATTCTTCGGGGTAGCCTTCAATACCTTGTTAGAGGTTTCATACAGCTCCTTGAAAATATCCTCAGACTCACCGCTGGAAAGATCTGCCGGGGCAGTATTCGCAGTGGTAGCCACATTACTTCCGGTAAGGTCTCCAGTGATAGCTGCAGAGGGAACGGGGGTGGGTGTTGGCTGCCCGGGAACGGCTGAAGTGAAAATCAGCGTGCTCGTTCCCGTCAGGGTAATACCTCTCAGGGCCAGGGCTGCAGCATGTAAGGCTACAAAATTGGCAGAAGTTACCGCGATGGAGGTCGCGAATGTTGCAAGGTAATTCACACCACCGACAGCTACGTTACACGTACCGCTGGAGCCGGTAAGGGTAACAGTATCTACCTGGGCAACTGCTCCATTGGATATGGCAACCCTCTTGATCTGAAGATCTCCAGGGGTGACAGCAGCATTATCAAAAATCAGCTTCCACATCCCATCGAAGGAATTATAATCTACATCAGCCGTGCCCGTGATTACTCCGCTGCTAACGGTTTCCTTCGTGGTATCATTGTGCCAGTATTGCCGATAAACGTCGCTCTTGACAGCATTCTGATACAGCTCCACGAGAATGGCCTTCAGCATTGTCTCATCCAAATTATTCCAGTCATCCGTACGAAGGCCCCTCTCGAATACGGTCTGATAGAAATCCAGGGCATCGTCGGCAGCCTCTGCCTTCATGCGATGGACCTCCAGCACTCGCTTGGTATACGTCGAGCCGGTAGCAGGATTGAATCCCTTGGCATATGCCTTAAGAAGCTTCTGCACCTTGCTGAAGTAGTTCATATTCAGTTTACTTCGCACATTGGGAACAACTCGAACTCCTTGAGTTTCGTAAGGCTGCAGTCCAATGAACAGGGGACGAAGGAAATACTCAAGTGTCTCCTCACCGTTCCACTCAATGTTGGTATTAATAAAAGTTGCCATGATATTTTTTTAATTATTGATTTTACTTAATTGTTTCCCGGTATGCCTGACTTTTCTTATCCCTGTTATGCTTAATCTTCGACCCTTGAGAGCTCACCCCTGAGCTTCTTAAGGTCTTCCTTAAGGCTTTTATCCTCCTTCGAAAGGGAGGAGTCTCCATCATCATCACCCTCTTTACCCTCAGGTCCAATCGTCTTCGTCGATTTAGATACTCCCTTTGAAAGCATCCCCTCCAGTTCTTTGATCCGAGCCTTAAACTCCTCATTCTCCTTCTTGAGAGCTTCCTTCTCATCCGCATCCGGATCCTTAAAGGCATCGATCTTCTCCTGCAGGGAGTCGATCTCCTTCTGAGTTTCCTCAGGGATCTCCGTTACCTCATCACCTTTATCATCCTTCTTTGTGAAAAGCTTCTTTGCGCGAAGTTGGATATCATCCAGAATACTCTGGAGTACTGTTTTGGTGACTTTCTCATCACCTGATTTCTTGGTTGTCATCGGTTTATGATTTTTGTAAGATTCGTATTTCTGTAAGAATGATTCAATAATATCCGGATGATTAACGGCCAATTCATACACCTCAGGATGCTGGTTAAGAAATTGAGTTACCTGGATAGCCATCTCATCTGTAGTGAAATTCTCAAAGAGCCCATCTGTGGCAGCTGGAGAATCTACAAGATCCGTAGCCAGCAGTGCTGTGATTGATGCATCATCCCTATGCTTCTCATCCCCATCATCATCCTTCCATTTGTTCCTGGTTACATCACCCATCTTAAAGACGATAGATGATCCGAACATATCAGGAGATGATTGAGCAAGATTCAGGATGTAGTCATGAGCATTCCCGAGCTTGGGGAGATTTTTTGCAGTATCGTCAAGGTGGAGATCGGCAACCGCATGCAACCTGTTACCTGATTTGCGGGGCTTGCCGTATTCTTCGAATTCGTTGTTTGGCTCTCCGATGGATCTGAAATTTCTATAACGTCCGATAAAGGTCCCGAGTGTGGTATCGCACATGTTGGGATGACCGAACCTTGCTTTGACTCCATTGTTTTGCTCTTTTCCGAATTTTACAACATTCTTGATGAATTGCTTATTCAGGTAAACTCCATGCCCTTTCGCTTCTCCTTCAGAGCAAACTTTTACGCCCTTGATGATACCTTTTTCGGCATCAATAGCCTCGAATTGCTGAATGAAGATAGGGTCTGAAGCGAGGAATTTCATTTTAATACATCTTTGTCCATTTGTACAATTACAAATTTCAAAGATTTTCCCACATGAAATTCTCAAATATTTTGAGACTGCTTAATCCTCTTTCCCTATCCGGGTGGTAACCTTCTCCACTGTGGAGTAGCTGACGCAGTATTTTTCTGCAAGCGTGATCCTTGCATCCGTGATCCTTCTATTAATCGTGATCCTCTGGAAATCTTGCTGGATAAGCTTATCCCTGCATGTCTTCTCATCCAGTATACCGAAATCGAATAGCGTTTCAGTAAGCTGAGGCTCGATCTTGAAATCTTCTTCCAACATCTTAGCCGTCCTTTTGCGAATATTTATCATAAGCCTGAAGTATCATTTATTACAGCAAGATCCTGCACTGCCTGATTAAGCTCATTTACATAAAGTACTACACGCAAATCAGATAGGGAGCTTAATGCTTTTACCCTTGAATCAATGGCTCCGGTATTTGGTTCAGGTATCGTTCCTCCTGATTGGAATCCGGGTACTCCTGCGCTCCTGAGCGCTGCTGGTCCTCCAATAAGAGCTTGCTGATCCTTGTTCAGTACAGCCTCCCCAGGCTGAAGTAGGGCAAGGGTATTATCCCCATTGCGAGAGAATCCAGGGAGCTCTGATCCTGACTTCACTTTTCCTCCTTCAGCAAACTTCTGGGATTTGATGGATGCTATCTGTAGGCCAGCTGTGATAGCTGCTCCTGCTGCAGCGATTAATCCAAGGGGAATAAATGGCTGCGTTTGCAAAGCATTCAATACAATAAGGCCAGCCTTTATAATGGCTTCAGAGATAGCTATCTTCTGCTCCTGCTTTGCATACTTCTTCCTGATCTCTTCCTGCTTTTCCTTATTGTCCCCTACAGCCTCCAGCTCAGCATCCATCAGGGCAACGTTCCTATTATACAGGTAATTCAATCCATTATTTATCACCTGGTTCGTTGCCCTGGTAATTGACTCCTTCAGCTTCTCCTTATCCCGAAATGCTGCATCCTCCTTCTCCCACAATGCAAGTTGCCAATCAGATACCTCAGCTTTAATCTCCTTCTTATTATTTGCAAACGTTCTGAAATCATCCAGGATCCCCGCAAGAGTAATTCTGTAATCCTCCTCTATAGATGTAATATCCTCAGGGGTCAGTATCTCCTGCTCAATTACCTGTGAGATACTTGGTAATCCTGTACCTCCCCCTCCTCCTCCCGCTCCCCCTGGGGTAGCTGGATCAGGTATTGCTCCTGGGATCTCCTGCAGCTGCTCGAATAATATCCTTTGGGCCTCTGTAAGCTCTGCCAAGGCATCCTTATTCTTGTCAATATAATTCCGGTATGACTGCTGAGCATTCTGAGCACCGGCTGAAGATGCCTGGAATAGCAAGCGGGTATTCTGCACCCATGATGCAGCTCCGGTATTTACCTCCCTGAGGGAAGAGATTACAGTACCCCATATTTCTGACTCCTGCTGAATCCGATCGTCCCGGCTTATATCTGCATCCCGGGTAAGCTTTGCCAGCTGGTCGAAGCCCTCAGATACTGCATCAGGGATCTCCCCATACCTCTCTACGAGCTGGGAATATCCTTCTGTAAGCTTCGCAACTGCCTGGTTCTCCTCTATCGTTTGCTTTGCCAGGAGCTGACCCTGCTTTGCCAGGATCTTCTGCTGCTCTTCCTCAAGCCCTGCCTGAGCAATCTTAATAGCTATCTGCCGGTTGTACAGGGCAACATTCTCCGTCAATAGCTTTGTATCAATATTCTCCTGATCGATATTCTCCAATAATCCAGGATAGATCTTATTCAGCTCCTCAATTATCTGTTGCTTCCTGGCTTGCTCAATATTTTCATTTTGCAGCTCAGCAGTAAGAAGGAATACCTCATCCCTTTGCTGCTCCAGTAAATCAGTAGTCGTTTGCACAGGGTTTACCAGATCAGCAAATCCCTTGATCAATGGAGCGATTAAGTCCCCTACATTCACAAATACAGCATCAAGGCCAGCCTTAACCCTATTCAATGAGGTCCTCAATGATTCTTGCTGCAGCTCGAAAGCTTTTGTAAGGGAAGAGGCTTCCCCGAAATCTGTTTTTATTACCTCCAGGATCTCGCTCGTTTCCTCCAGCGTTTCATTTGTCAATGCACCTGCAGCAACCAGAGCCCTGACATTCGGAATCAGATCAGTAAGCTCAGTATCTCCTTGCTCAACTGCTGTTGCTACTTTCTGAAGTACATTGAGGAATCCCTCCTGGCTTACATTCGTAGCTCCATAAGCGATCCCCAAGCGATCAAATGTTTCAGCTGCTTCCTTTGATGGCTTGAGCAATGCGGTAAGCGTGGCCCGGAGAGCGGTCGTGGTAAGATTCGTTTTGATACCCCTTTTTGTGAGCGAGGCATATAATGCAAGGAGATCCTCATACTGAACATTAAGCTGCGTGGCCACAGGAATTACCTGGCCAATCTCTTGAGCCAATTCCGAAACTGTTGTCTTACCAAATTTCTGTGCGGTAAAGAATGCGGAGGCAACCTTCTCGGCTTCATCATATTCCTTACCATAGGCATTGATAACAGTAGTGAGGCCGTCAACGGATGTTGTAAGATCTGTTACCCCTCCGATGGCCAGCTTTGCAGCTGTGGTAAGAAAATCAATGGATTCCCCTCCAGATACTCCAGCTGAGACAGCATCAAAGGAGGCTTTATTCACATCTTCAATAGCGAGTCCATACTGTTTGATCAGCTGTATCGTATCTCCGGAAAGGGATTGATTGAAGTCATCCAGGAGGGACTGCACATTGAGCTGTCCGGTTTCGTAATCAGCAAAGGTCTGGATCGATGTACCAAGGACCCTATTAAATGTACGGAAGGCAGCTACAGCAGCAAGAATACCTCCAGAGATAGCCGTGAATGCCTGTGTAAATCCTTTGGAGTATTCGCCTACAAGAGTATTACTTCCAGATAGATCCCTATCAAAGTCCCGGATCTCCTTTGCATTGGATTGCACCTCTTTCCGGATCTCCTGGTATCTCTGCCTGCCCTCTGCCGTAGTGCGGTTTAATGTATTCGCTTCCTTCCTTAGCTGAGCGGTCCTGATCCTGAGCTGCTCAATACTCCCAGCGCTGGCCTTAAATTCCTGAGCAGAGAGCCTCTCCGTTTTATTGAGCTTCTGCTTCTGAACCTGCAAATCCTTTGTCTTGGATGCAATCTCTGAAAGGGTCTTATTCTGCTCCTCCTGCTGCTGCTGGGTCTTCGCATTGATCTTAAGCGTTTCCTTTCTCTCCTGATTCAGCTTATTCAGCTCCTTATCAATCTCAGCAATCTTCTTCGCCTCGTTAGAAACGCCTTGTACCGTTATCCTGAATACTAAATCCTTTGCCATGATTAGAGTTTTTGGATTAATACAGCTTTTACCCTGTTGCCATCAGTGATAATGCTGCCCACCATGAAGTACATTTCTACCCCTTCAATATTCATTTTGTATGTAGCACGAAACCCTTCATTTGCTGCGGTGCCCACAACAGTCATAAACTTCATTATCTCTGCAGGAGTAAGCACGAGCTCGCAGGTAACAATCTTATTCTTTTCAATCCTATTCCAATCCTTCACCATGAAATCATCAAATACATCATTCATATCTGGAGTCTCCATGGATGGGAAGGTCGTGTAATTTGTGCCTGATGTATCCTCAAAATCATCGAAGTAATCAAAATCACCTTTGGTAAGGGCAACCATTCCCTTCCACTCCATTATCCTGGGCCCCCATTCCTTTGAGCGAAAGGGAGGGTAATAGTATCCTGACCCAACAAATTCATTACCTCCAAAGATCCGGGGGATCTTGCTTTGACTGAAATGGCCTATCTGAGGCATATCTCCTAAGACCGTCGCTGCCAATGCTAAATTTTCATTATCCCTTAACCCTGCCTTAGCATATTCACTCTCCAGGATAAGCTCCTTTTCAAATGGTACACCACTGGAGGCAACAAAATTATCATATGCCTTATCACCATCTGAAGGTTTCCATCTGAATTTCTGATTGATCTCATATTTGGAAGCGATTACCTCCAGGCCCGGGAGGCTTGAATAGTCGATCTTATCCGTCCAATCGATGACGGTCGATCCATAGAAATCATCACTCGTTTCACAATAAACCTTTTTGTTATTCCGATCAACCCAAAAGCGCAGATTAAAAGCTTCCTTCAGCCCCTTGAGTAAATCAATACTATCCATATCCGGAAGGTATTTCGATGGGCTAATTGTCTGGCCGACGCCAGGCCATAGATTGTGCTCGCTCCATAGCGCAGTGAAGAATGATGATATTGTTCCCTGGATAATAAATATATCAGCGTTCTGACCCACCCCACTGATATTCGTTCCCTGGCATACCGCATTGACATAGATATCAATATGATCACCTGCCTCCAGGTAGATATATCCTGTATCCAGCGTGAAGCTATTCCCTGTATCAAAGAGATTATTTCCGGTATTGGAGTAGGAAAATATTGGAGAGCTGTTGTTTCGAATTGACCAGGTGAGGGAATTAAGCGTAACCGTGTACACCGTGCCATCCCCATTATTCATATCACTATCAATCTTTATCTGTGCCTGGAAGCGATACGTGCCATCAGCGGGAACGGTGTATCTATCATTTGCAATGGACCAATCATTTCCCTCATCAGTCGTTTTGGTATTAATATCCAGCACCTTGGTAATGTTTACCCCTCCGCTGGCCCCAATGCCCAGGAATGTTGTATCCGAATTATCGGAATTATTCGTTACTGAAACAGCTAATTCCTTACCTGAGATGAAATCATCCAGAGCCGGTTTGGGATCGCTGAACAGGTATAATGATCTTCCGAATGTAGAAGCAAAAAAGCCAGATGTATCCAGGGTATAGCCAGCATCCAGAAGTATCTTTGTGATAATCGTCTCGATATGCCATCCCATGTAAAAATCATACGGGAATAAATCTGATCCTGACAATCCATGATCCCCGCTGATCAGTCCTCCAAAATTTATGAGTGGGTACCGGTAAAAGGCCCCTGCTGCTGCCGTCCAGCTGGCCAGGATATTTGCACTCGTGAATTCATGCTCATCCCCTCCAGCCCATGACAGATCCTTAATGCTTATTCCAGATATATCGCTTATCCAATCATTACCCTCGATGATGATAACGCACTTCTCTGTATTGGCTCTTAGTATCCGCAGCTTACCTCTGATAATCTCCATGCCATTAGCTACGAGCCTGGCCTGCTCTGTTACCTCCACACGGCTTCGAACATCTTCGATATATCCGAGCTTAGGCTTATTGCCCATGGTAAGGGGAACGTCTATTGTATAGCTCGTGACAGTACCTCCCAGAGATAGATCTGTATAATCAGCAACCTGCCTCTTAACGTTTACTTTCCCATTAAAATCAAGTAGATCAGAGCCTATATATAGTTGCATATCACTCATAATATTCTACTTCAATATCTGTTTCTAAAAGCGTTCTCTTATCCTCAATGACTACCGAATCCGTCAATACGGTTACCTCTCTGTAATTGTCTTCAAAATCGCTGTTGAACATCCATACATCTTTCTCAGTATATGTAAGCTGATGAATGAGCCTTCTGATACCTTCCGTCTCATAAAGCGTTCTCAGGATCTCAACTTTTTTCTTATAAGCATTCAGCACCTTGCGAATCCTATTCTGATTTTTCCAGTAGGATTTCTCTGCTCCTCCATTTTCCGTGTATAGCCCTCTGAAGATTACAGTCTCTTCTCCCAGATCTCCAATAAAGGAAAGAGCTTTTATATCTGCATAGCAGTTCATTTCACAGAGCACGGTAGCAACTGCCCCGGTATAGATGCTTGACCCTCCATTGATAACAGCATCTATCTGGAAAATTATCGATTGATCATCAGAATCAGGGTTATACGTGAATCCACCCTCGCTATTCATTACCAATATTCCCCACCCTAAGTTTGAAATATCTGCTTCAATATTTGTCCCTGCATCAACAGCAACGCGAGCCGTCATGTATGCAGCAACGGATACGTACATAAGCCTTAATTCCATTCCAATATCATGCTTATACAATGTATCTCCATCCTCTGCCCGGGAAAGGAATTTTTTTCCGGACCCAGTAATCAGGTACTGAGAAAATGTTTCCCCTGGTCGTACACTGACAGGCATGAATAATAGCGTATCGGCCGACTTGGTACCAGTTACAATAGTTACATCGGAAGCATTCTCATATACTTCGCTGAACTTTACCTGAAAATATATCCCTGGGTTATCCTTGAAGTCTGTGATTTTATGGACTGAGAATGTGCCTGAAAAATTGGTATCCGGATCATCATTACCAACCCACAACGTTGGGGTACTCGTGGCAGCTGTTACCAGGAAAAAATAAATATGATTATTATTCAACTCACCGCTTATCATACCGGCATAGTTTACCCTTGGGATTGCGCCAAATCCAGTACTGTCACTGCTAAGAGCAATCTGAGCCTTCTCCGTGCCAGAATCAACAAAATCATTCTCAACAGCTACGATAAACATCTCACCAAGCGCAGCGGATCCAAGGTCATTGCTTTTTGCATAATCAGGGCCAAAGCCTCCAGAAGAGATGGCCGAATTGATCTTCCTACCGGTTGATGAGAATGTTGTGAAATCTCCGAGCTGTGCTGTCCATGATGAAAGAAGCTCCGCACTTATACCTGGTTGCACGTGTATATCAGACCCACCAACAGCCTCATTGCATTTCCCCGTTAAGCTCTTTAGTAATTTGAAGAAATCCCAATCATCCAAACCCTTTGGCTGCTCCAGAACGGCCACGGCCTCATCCACGCCCCCAATGTATACCGTTGCCCTGATACGTAAATTTTGCTGCGATGCCCCTTCCGTGAGGCTGGTGGTAACCGTGAATTCCGGTGCGTTCGTGATCACCTCCGCAGGATGAGAAGAAATAGTTATAGCCATGGCTCAGGTTGTTCTTGTGTATTTCAAGATGATATTTTCAAAGGTAGTTGTAAATACTATATCCACGTATTCAAAGAGCAGCTCCTGGATCTTCGATTCATTTCTCTTCATGGTATCCTCGATCCACATCGTTCGCTTTCCCGTGCTTGAGAATCGCTTCGAAGCTGCCGTGGGCATTCCTTCCCTCTTCTGCTTCGTTGCTATTGCAAAAGCTACCTGCTTAGCTTTCTGATCAGGCAAGCTCATCCTCTTCATGGCGTATCCTATCAGAGCCTGGATATACTTGGAGGTTCCTCCAGATCCTGAGTTCCCTGAATAGGGTATATTGGATGCTGATACTCCTGATTCAATATACCCACCATATGGAAACATGAAGATGGATAGATCCAGGCTGTTGAGCTTTGTCTCCAAAACGAAGTCCGCTTCCCTTACTACGGCACCATTCATGTAATGCCCCTGAGCCTTCCATGTTTTCAATAGCTCAGCGCGAAGAAACTTTACCAGCTCATCCAGCACAGCGGTATTATTTGAGGATCTTAGCACCATAGCCTCAAAGACAATCTATAGCGAACGCCTATCTCTCGATCTACGGAGAAGAAGCCTGCAGGGTAATACTCAAAATTATCAATGTTATTTGCATTCAGGATCTGGATAGCGGAAAGGGAATTTACTGCCAGGAGATATATCTGTAGATCCTCCTCCAACTCATCCCATTCACCAAGCCTGAGATCTCCGAGATCACTCTCCGGAGAAACCAATCCAATGGAGTATACATCCAGCTCGATGATATCCGGTATCTCATCAGTAAGCAGTGATTTCTGCGTACCATTCAGATTCGTGATATCCCAAATACAAAGAGGGTAGCTCTTTGAAAGCTTCGATTCCATGAATGAAAGATAATCGAAATACAGCTCTTTAATATCTACATTTGGATCACTGAGGACGCTCTCAAGTGCCGTTTTCAAGTCGAGCAATTTCATTTCTTCTATCTATTTGTAACCGGTTAATAAATGATCTACCTGTCGGGCTCAGCTCTCTGATGCAAAGGCTCTGCTTTATGTATTCGAGCAGCTGGATCTCACTTTCTCTTCTTTCTTTTTCTCTGCTGTTGCTTTCGCTTGAGTCGCTCATATTTAGATATTGCATGCATGTATGAAAGATAATCCATGAAGTCATATAAATTACTCTGTTCTACTTGGGCAATGGACCCCATAGATCCATCCCTGGCCACTTCATAGAGCTTGCCCCTCCAGCCGTATTCGCTGAGGCCAGATTGTTGATAGAGGATTCCTTGCGAATTCGAACCAGTCCCTTTATAAAGGCTTGGATGGAGCTCTGATAACCTTTGAACAGCCCGTTTATGCAAAAAAAAACAGCCCATACAACATCCATTGATAACTGCTCCATCATGGGGGCTCTACGGATAACTTTTCGCTCATCGTATTTCTCCCCCTCCGGTCTGCAGTATATGGATATCATCATGGGTATTTGATTTGCTCCTTCATTATTCAGGTTATGAAGCTCAAGCTCAATCCTTGAAGCTTCTGCAAAAGATATAATCTTCTCCTCTGCCAGGGGGATATCTTCCCCGTACACCTTTAGAGAGTTTGGAAGGAAATATTTTTGTCCCTGGATCTCAAATGATTCAATAATAGGGGCCTCATATATCTCCATCCCTTTGTCAGTTATTTCGACCGGCTGCCAATAGAACGTGCTGAGCACGATATATCGTAAATACTGGTCGTAAAATACTGTCCGAGTCTCACTATCTATCCTATCCATCAGCGCTGAAGGGATTCCGGAGAGAGCGCTTATCACCTCCCCGTAATACCTGGGAAAGTTTAAAATCAAATCTTCCTCAGTAATCTTTTCGCTGATCTTATCGTAGTGAAGCTCTGCAGCCTTTCGGGCAACCTTCTCCGCTGCATTCAGCTCTGCAGATGCTTTATACAATTCCAGTAGCTTATCCGGTATTTGTATATCGCAAACCTTAATGAACTGCTTCAGCGTGATCTCATCCCAAGACTGAGGAGCCTGATAGCTCCCATCCCCAATCTCAAGCTTGATCATTTCCTTCTGGTTTTTTCAAATCTCCTGCGAAGGTTGGCAACCTGCCGGAAGTGTACGAAATAGAAGGTATATGGTCTCTTCTTCTGCTTCTCAATTACTTCCTTCTCTGCCAGTAAGCTCTCCAGATTAAGATAAGCCTCAATAATTGCCTCATCACTGGGCTCCTTTTTCTTTTTCTTTTTACCAATAGGAGAAGCCTTCATACCCAATTGATAGCCTCGGAGGAGGTGCTGCATCAGATCCAGGTTTTCGGTGGCCTCCGGTAATTTAGTAAGGATCTCTCCAGCTTTCTTGTGATGGCCTTTCTCAAGCGCAGCATGAAATTCCACCTTCTGCTGGAGGACCTCTTCAGATTCTTTCTCCTCTTCTGGAGTTGGATTGGTTTCTTCTTCTGTTACCATGATTATTTTTTTATCTGTGAATAATATATGCAGTTGGCAATTTATGAAATCTTATAACACGAATCCACTCAAATCTTTTGAGCCATCTTAAGCTTTGGCAGGCCCAACTTGAACCTCCTCTGATTAATTATATTTATCGTGCGATCCGATCCAGCGATCTGTATATCGAGATTGTACAGAGCTTTGAATTCATCATCATCCAGCTGCTTAATGAAATACCTGGATACAAATATCTGCCTGGTATCATTTTGCATCCCCAGGCTTCTCAGCTTTGCCGTCAGTCTTGTCAGAGCGTTTTTTCCCTCCTCCGAATTCTGGGGTGATGAGCTTTCCTGATTTCTTTCCCTGGGCATTTCCTTTTTTCTTTCCATCTTGATCTAAGTCTTCTTCAATGAATAATTTTTCGTCGAGTTCGATAAACTGAGGTACAGCCATGAAGCATTTATCCTGAGTTAGATTAGGGAGAAAAAATACCTTCATCTCCTTAATCATAATCTCGTTATTCCCTGGATTGTGCTTGATAAGCGTGCTATCCGGATTCTTCTGGATATAATGGTACAATGCCGGGAGCAATGCCCCATTCATAAATACGAGAGTGGGGAACTCCCCATTCTTCTCCTTGTACATTCTCCTGGCCTGCATGATTTCATCCATCAATTTTGCTGGAGTTGAATTAAAATGTTTCTGTTTCATCTGCTGTAATTTAAGTGAAATATATAAATATTGATTATCGAAATACTTTTTATTGTAGAGCTTAGCCAGGGCCTAAATTTGGCTTTCTACTTTTCCGATCGTCGGGAACAAATACTAAATGCCCTTGGAAACCATCTGCATAAATCCATCCTCCGGGAACCTTCGTGACTATCCATCTCCATGAATGATCTGGATCTGGATCCTTTGATTTGAAAACCATTTGCTCATGCATTTCCAATTGATATGGTGTTTTTTTACTCATTGAATTAGTATTAAGATGATTATAATTACTATGATTCCTATCCAGGCAACAAATGCCGCTTTGTAGCTTATATCTTTCATATCGCTGAAACTCCTATTATACTATCTGATTCAATATCTTCCTTTGCCCATGAGATAGCCATTGATGTGCAGTCGGCCAGGTCATCATATTCAGAGAAGGGGAAGGCTTCTAATTCATCGGTATACATCTTAGCCCATGGCGCTCCATCGAGAACTATAAAATGCCCCCCCTCTGCAAATGGCAGGCCAGCTTTGAAGCGGACTACCTTATCATCCACTGGAGGCTTATCGATGATCACATTCAGCTTAGAGTACCTGCGCAGCGTTTGAGCAGCTGATAGCCCTGACGCTTTAGGCTCAACAAATACCTTGCTTTCTGATCCCAGCTCGTTTATGATTGCAAGCTGAGGGATATGCTTTATTAAATCAGGTAGCTCCATCCATACCCATTCAGCAAATCGAATGAAGAGATGAGGCCCCACCTTGCATCCTATCAGTATTCCTGTCGGATCATTTGTGGTATCCTCGGTATATGCTCCATCGATCCACATATTCCAGATAATATCCTGGTCCAGCTCGAAGGCGAGATCTTCCAGCCATTTGAATGTCCTTTGCTGAATCCATGCTGATTTCATCAGGGTACCCCCCTCAGGTACCGGCTCCTGATCATACTGTCCCGTGTATGCATTCGTTCCCAGCTCCAGCTTGAAATCCTCAAGGATCTTCTTTGCGAGCCTCTCAGGGGCAAGCAGCCCTCCATGCTTATCATACATCTCTACCAATTCCGGAGGGCAAATATTAGCTCTCTTCTTTGCCGGTAAGCATATACTGCGATATCTATTCCCTGGCTTCCTGAGGCAATGCCCAGAGAGATCTGCTATAGCCAGACGCTGCATTACAATAATCTTCGTGGATACATTCGGGTTAGTCATCCGCGTGGAAACTGAGCGATCCCAAATCATATTTACCTTTTTCATCTCCTTCAGGGAGGTGGCTTTGAGTGGGTTCGTCGGGTCATCACAAATAAATATATCTGCATGCTTTCCAATTGGAATGGATTGCATACCTGCAGCAACTCGCAATCCTCCTTTATCCGTGGCATACTCGGAGATCTTGTTTACATCGATCTTGAGTTTGAAAATATGCCCGAACAGCTCCTGGTACCACTGGGATTGTATTACATCCCTGGACTTACCGGCATGGCTATTCGCTAAAGATGCATCATGGGATACAGTAATAAATTTGAGGTGAGGGGCATGTATCCAGCACCATGCAGGGAATAGGATTGAGATTAGCGAGCTCTTGGATGTGGCAGGAGGGACATTGATAACAAGATCGTTTTCCCGGGGAAGCTTACCCATGACCCTATGAAGGACATTCTCAAGCTGCTCGCATAGGTAGTACATATACCAGCCTTCAATGAGTGTCGTTTGAGGCTCGATAACTTTCCATGCATCACGGAAGAACCTCCAGTAGGAATCTTTGTAATATCCTACCCGGAGGTCCCCTTCTATTTCATGTATATGAATATCCTCCATGAACATCAAAGTTTAATTATCCTGGTACTTCCACTCATGATTTCATTTCTTTTTCAATTGCTTCAGTAATTAGCTTGATAGTATCCTTACGGCTCAACCCTGGGATGTTCTCCTTATCCAGGGCCTCTATCATCAGATGAGCAAGTTCCTCAGAGGTTACCCTGCATTCCTTAGCCATACCGCATGTTTCTTTGATTGCTCCCCCGAGCTCTTGCTGGATATACTTTCGATACTGGTCCATGACCCAGGAGCTGGCTTCTGGAGGGGCAATGCCTGGAGCTTCTCCGAATGGCTTACCGGTAGCTGTGAGTTTAATCATCTTCTACAATTTCAGCGTTTTGTATTTCTTCTTCATCCGGGATAGTGGCCTTATCAAGGAGCCGGTACCATTCCTCTCGCTCTTCCTTGCTCAAGCGATCCAGATCGATCCTTGATGGAGGCCGGGTATTGTGCTCATGCTGGATCTTCTCAACATATCCCCGGTCCTTATTCAGGGCTTTGTTCATGAAGATCACTGCAGCGGAATCTGGCCTCTCATCCCATCCAAGGAGCTTACCTGTATCCTGCTCCACCTTTGGGATACCTCTGGCCAGAACAATAAGCTGTGATTCAGCAAAATCCTTCAGCTCCTCCCGGGCCTCGATCATGGCCAGAGCAAATGCTTTGTCAGTTTTCTGCCATGAGTAGATAGTAGTCCTGGAGTTTACTCCTGGGACCATCTTGATAGCTTTGGATATATTGAACATCGACGCTTTGTATGCATCCAGGAACTCAGCTTTGAGATCTGGAGGTTGTACTTCAGCCGGTGTTTTATCCTTTTGCTTCATTCCTGTTCAGATTGTTCAGGCTTAGAATATTCAATATATGGTACCGCTACTCCATGGCCACAACAAGCATTTTCAACTCCTTTAAGATTTCCGAGGCAAGCGTCATGCCCTTCATCTGTAGGCATTTGATTGCATCTTGGGCAAGGTCTATCCTCCATCCAAATTGGTTTACCATCAAAGGAGTAGCACCACTGCTCCAATTCCTTTTCCCAATAGATTGGGTTCCCTCTATGATGGCTCGTAATCATTTCAGTATTTCTATTAGATTTTCTGTTTCGATGGGTAGATTAAAAATTGAGAGCTGTCCCTTTACCGGTACTGGGAATACCTTCCGGATATTCTCTAAGTGCCATGAGTATCCACCATATGAACTACACAAGGCTTTACCCTTATGATGAGGATAAAATGGAGTGCAGCTAACGAGATTTACAAGGCAAAGGGCCATACCAAAGAATTGATTCTCTGGCTCTGTGTAAGAAGCTAACATTTCCGAATCTCCTTTAAGAGAGGCACAGATTAATAATTCACCCCTGTAATTAGTTCTCCATGATCTTGTCTCAATGGATTTCTTTCCGGAAGCAATGTATCCTGCCCATGGTTGCTTAACGCTTAAAGCTTTCATCTTTTTTCTATTGGGATAAATTCTCCTTTTACGCCTGCTGCTGTTTTAAGGCATTCGATAATATGAAATGACTCGATCTCTTGTTTATCATTATCAGCAACTTTTTGTAAGGCATTGAATTGATCAACTGCTTCCCTGAATCTTTCAATTTGTGGCTTCAGCTTGAACTCTTCATTTAAAGGATCGTCCCTCTGGTTTATAACTTCCAGGCATCCGTTTAGAATGTTCTTTTCTCTCTGGGATAATTGTTCTGACAGCCGTACTGTTGGATCAATAAAGTCCAGCGCTCCTGTCTTAAATAGTTCTTCAACTAAGTTTATTCTTAACATGATTTCTTTTTTTTAGATTCAAAGTTACGCAATACCCAAAGAGATAGAGATAGCCATATCCCGTTTTGCCTGACCAATGGCTTTCCCCTCTCCCTGGATACTGAGCTTTTTTAATTCTGAGTTTCATTTTGATCTATTTTTCAGGAGTTCAGCTTACGATATATCATAATCAATCCTCCTCTTTCTTCTCCCCTTCTTCCTCCTGGGTATTTTCTTTTAGCTCGGAGCGAGTCATACCTGGGAGAGTACCCTGAGCGCATTTACCCTCGAAGATGTAAAGGAATAGCTCATCCCTAAGATGATCCACTCTCTTGATAAGGCGCTCCGACTCAAAGGGAATTATCCCGGAATTCATTTTCCCGACCATGTAACCATGCTTGTTCGTCATCTTCCCGTAAATAGTGATCACGGACTTACTATCCTTCTCATCAATAGTATAATCCTGAAGCAGCTGATCATACAGCCATTGCCCAAAGGGAAGGTTATCAATTACAATAAATTCCCTGATTTCCTCTTCAGTATACCCCTCTGCCTTATCGATCCATTTATCAGGGATCTCATCATACCCGAGCTCCTGGAGTGCTCTGAAGCGCTGATTCCCTGCAATGATAATATTTTGCTCATCAATGATGATAGGACGCAGCTCCATGAACTTGGATGATCGCTGTAAAGAGCCTTTAAGCTGCTCCAGCTTATCCTTGGATATTGTCCTGGGATTACTGTCGTTCGGTTTCAGATCCTTAGCTTTCATAACCGAATGGATCTTTTAGGTAGAAGAGACTCAAAGGGTACCCGGTACCACTTATTATTGATCTTTATCCATCTGTACCTTTTTCTATTTCTTTTCATGATATAAGGGTATTGGTGGAATTCTATCAAATTTCAAGTTTGGATCTCCCTGGCTCATATACCACTCAATCAGCTCAATCGTCTGATCATGGCCCTGGCAGAAGCGAGCTAAATATCCTCTCTCTGACAGATCATGCAACATCTTATTTTGATTCTTGATCCGATCATCAGCTACCAAATACCCGTCTTTCCGGAGCAGCCTCGCATCCATATGCTTGAGCTCAATGAATAACCCGAAGTATGGCCCCCTGGGTTCATAGATAGAAATATCAGGGAAGCTATTCGATGATCTCATCCGCTTGACAGCCATGGATTGTCCCATCGTTAACCGGATGCCTGAAAGATCTGTGTTGAATATGGCCTTGGGGTATTGCAATGCAATGTATCTGCATATGGCCAAATGGAGTGATTCTTCTTTTTTCATTCTGTGGTGCTTGTGTTACAAACTTATGATCTTACCTCTTCAATTCCAAATCTGCAAAGTAATTCATTCAATCTTTCCCGGTAAAGCTTTACTGTATTGGCCAGCTCCATGCACTTCTTTGCTCTGGCATATGTAAGCGAGCGATCCCATTTCAGTATCCTGGGGAAATCAGCAGGAGTAAATCCGAGCTCCAGGGCAACATAGCAAACCTGCTGCCGGACATCGGCCAGCTCTCGCTTGTTATTCTTGCTATTTACTTTAGACTTTTCCACCTCATGGATATTGCAGGCAACATTCAGAATCTTCATGAGCTGTAATGCTGCAGGTTTTACTGAAGCAATTTCCTCCTTCAGCTTTTTTGGCACCTCTGAGAGATCATTCATATCTCTTGGATTCCGGTTATACTTCTGCCAATTCTGGTATATCTCATCAAATGTAAGTCCTGTGATAGCAAAGCGATGATAGAAATCAGCAAAGCTGAACATATCTATTTTTGAATATTCCTCCATAGCTATAAATGATCAATTTCAATATCTATCCACCCTTCCTCAGCAGAGCGGTACTGGGTACCCTCGATCAGATCCACGGCTATCATACCAGGTACATGGTTATTTTCTGTACAGAACCATTTTGTACAGAATGCTTTTCCCTCATGGAATATAATGTATCTCATCGCTGTGGCATTTGGTCCCATACCCTACCAGAGAAAAATGGCATTTTGACCTTAACGCTCTTTGCTTCCAGATCTCCATCCCCATACATCTGCTTCAGGAAAAAGGGAGTAACAGCTTTCTTGCATTGATTAATAAGAGATTTTACCCAATCATCATTACACTCCCTCCGGCCTGGACCTGATTCCGCTCCGCAGATTACCCAATCAATGCAATCCTCCTGGGGAATATCACCAGGTAAATTCCTTCCACATATGCATCCCTGAATTACTCGCACCCTAATGGTGCATGTGGATTCATGTAAGTACTCGGATATATCCACCGGACCGAGCATAGGCTCCACGGATACATATCGAATGATCTTGCCGGTACCTGTTTCCAAAAGTATTGGAATTCTTTCTTCAGCCATCTTTTGATTTTCAGCTGATACTCCCAGCCATATATTACTGGGTAGATCTCCATAGGTACTCTTGAAATATCCATTGATAAATTCACGCATCCGCTCTGGCCTTTTCGTCAGGATCTGGAATATATGCTGAGGGCATTTGACCATCCTGGTAAATACCTCATGCAGCATATGGAGTTTCACATCATGATGAAATAGATCTCCCATACTACTGACAAAATATGTAGTCGGCTTCTTCCTTTTAAGAGGCTTATCAAGGGCTGATTCTACTAAATGGGTTACGCCATTCCACTTCCCTTCAATATTTGTAACAGGCCCATATATGTGTTCCGTCTTTGGATTGTTACGCATTCTATTTGCCATCCTTTCTGCATAGCAGTTACGACATCCCAAAGATATCTTTGAACATCCGATAATTGGATTATACGTTTCCTCGCACCATTCTATCTTAGATGTCATAACGTTCCCTCCTTATAATTTTTTGAATTGTTGTATGGGATGTGCCCATCATTTTAGCGATGGTTCTCGATGAATATCCGACCTTATGATATCCTCTTACTTTTACAGCATCCTGATTGGTCATTGTAGCGAATGCGGCTTTTTCTCCTTTGGGTTTCTTTCCATGCTTTTTAGTGTCCTGAGCATTCTCATTTCGAGTACCCCATTTGAGATTATAGAGTTTATTATTCGTTGGATTTCCATCCAAGTGCCTACACTCCATTCCTGGAGGGCATGGTCCTTCATAACTTTATCCACGGAAACAAGGCGGGTTTTATCACCTCCAATATGTTGCAATAATTCACCTTTATAATATCCGTTTTGACTCATCCATTTCGCTGCTGTTTTCATCTCTCTAAGTTTTATTGGTTTTCCTTCTCCCTCTCCCCTGACTCATACAGGGCGTGGATGGCTTTCTGTGCTTCTGAAACAGGAATTAACATTCCTCTAACATTATACAATATCGTTTCAAGTTTTTTAATCCCCTCCACCGTCGGAGCCTTCTTTTCTGGTGGGTGGGGAATAGAAGGGCGTACCCTACATCTTGCGGCATCTACAATATCTGAATCAACTTTCCATGCTTGAAGTCCAGGTTGAATTGCGGAGAAATAAACACCTCTTACATTATCAATACAATTCACTTGGCGGTACTCTTGCACATGTATCCCAAAATCGTGCACCCAATTATCAAATGCTCTTTTGTAAGGCGTGATTAAAGCTATTGGATATTCACTCACTGGCTGCTGGGGTGGGAGGGGTTCGAGCCAAATAAATTCTCCTTCTCTATGGTCTGGATAAATTGTTTTAACATAAATCAAGGGGCCTCTTTCTTTTGGGGGTGGATTACCTTTTACTTCTCTGTATAGCTTTTCCTTTTCTGTTAATTTGCCAATTGTTTTCATAATTATCCGTGGTTTGTACCCTGGATCTGCTCCTTCTCAATCCAATCCTCAAGGATGAGGAAAAGGGACTGTTTGCCGGAAGTATATCCAGGATTGTTTATAATTCGCTTTAGCTTTGATAGTATATTGATTCCTCTCTTTTTTGCCTTGTCTCTTAATTCAGAATATTCCGCAAGGCTCAATGGATTTGGCATATCAAGTATATGATCGACTGGGCTTCCTATAGAATTCTGATGTTCGCCTTCATTATAAATTGTACCAATGAATTTATAATAGCCATTCCTCAAGGAGCGCTCTTTCAATAAATCACATTTTTTAAACTCTTCTCTGTAAAATTGTCGGTGGTCATACTCACTATCCTTTCTTTTGTTTACTATACTTTCCTTTTTAGCATTGCTTTCGCTTTGCGGAGGCAATGCAATTGCATCCTTTTTATCCCAGCGTTTACGGGCGTTTGCTGATGCCACTTCACTTTTTGCCTTCCTTTTAGAAAGCCTCTTAATAATACTTTTGCTGGTGAAGAATCCATTTTTTATCTGGAATAAACCATAATTCTCAATTATCTGCTTAAGATGGTCCGGATGAGAATTCAAGGCATATGCGAGGCGGTCATAGTTGTTTCTCATCTTACCTCCATTCTTATACAGCAGCTCAACGAGGCCCCAAAATAATCCGTAACCTGCCCACCCCATGTCTGCCATCATATCGATGATCTTCTCATCTTCTCTGGCATCGTAATCATGTGAGAAATATTCTGCCATATCTTAAATAAAAAAGGCCCATCACCCCCCAGGTCTCACCCGGGTACGATACCGGCAAGAGGGGGTCAGGGCCATATGTTTTGATGTATGAGTTCATCGTACTTTGAATGTGAGACGCTTGCAAGTTAATTCGGATCACTAAGTTATCCAAATCACCACATGAAATTTATTGCAAAGATCCCGAGTGTAAAATTGATGATATGAGATTGCTCTTCTGACTTCTCATAGGAGTAACCGGCCTGGAAGGAGAATTGATAAAGAAGCATTTCAAGCCTTATATACTTACCCAGATCCAGGGAATAATATCTGCGTTTTTGATTTTTAATGTAGTCGAAAAATTTATCAGCATCATCCTGCTGGAGGACTTTTTCTATATCTATCATTTGTTCATCATTTTGAATTCTTCATACTGCTTACTAATGGCATCCCTGAGGGATATCATATGCTTACAGCGCTCTGTGATACTCTTTATGTAGCTTCCCCATTCCAGGGGAGTATTCGCAATGTAATAGCCCTTAGAGGTGCCAACCACTCCCTTCATCATACCAGATACCCGGATCACATGCATGATCTTTCTGAACCTGGGGCCATCGATCTTAAAGCCTGCAGCCTTCATCTTCTGGATAGCCTCCCGGGAGCTGATAGCATTTTCAGACCCTACCTTTGATTTCATCCCGGCCATGATAGCCGGTAGGAGTTTACCCTTCTCGTATTGATCCAAGTCAGCAGTATATTCTTCGAAGCCGGTTATCATGATCTTGATTTTAAAAGAAGGGGGAGGCGCTTTGAAATTATCTCCATCGACCCTCCCCCTTGCACCCCAACAATTACTTTCCTAAGAATTTAGGATCTGTGATCTGATCCTTGAAGTGAGTACAGAAATACAAGAACTCCTCAACCTCAACTCTGATACGCTCCTCCTCAGTACCATTCGGATAATAATCTTCTTTGAATACTGCATTGAAATTTGTAACCAGGAATTGAAACTTTCTTGATCCTGTCATCCATGGGTATACTGATCGCTGGAGACTCGGCAAGTATTTCCCGATATCGTACTTCTTCGTGGTCTTCACATCATAGCTGATGCCATCCTTTATGGTATCCACGAATCCAAACATTTTAACAGGTCCATACTTCGTTTCCAGCATCTTCTCCAGGTACACCTCATGAATTCCCCCGAGCCTGATTTTCCCAATCTCCTCAACAGGGCCTACAGGGAACCGGTAACGATCATAGAAGTAACAAAGCTGCTTTCTATGTTCTGCCGGTTGGAGCTGCTGCCAATTCCATTCAGTAAGCTCATGAAATGAGGAGCCTTTCATTGCTGCATCGCTTGTTGGCTGTGGAACCCTGTTGATCTTATCAATGATATCCTGTTCCTTGATACCATAAAGATCCAGCTTGAAATTCATGAACTGCTCAACGAGCGTGGGATAGATCCTATACATCGCTCTCGGCTTTTCCATCCAGGGGGAGATCTCCTGATCCGGCCTTCGCTTCCTCTTCATCTTCTTTCCTCAGATCGACATAGCATTCCATCTCTTTGTCATAGGTAAACCCAAGGTCCTTGCATTTGGCAGAGATCTTGCTCTTCAGGACCACATGGCTGTCCCATATGGAATCCAGGTTCTGCATCTCCTCGATGAAATCATTCGCATGGTCCACATTTGCTATCCCGGAAATTTTTAAAAGCATCTCATTTTTCAGATCATTATATTGCTTGATAACTTCCATCTGGCTGGCCAGCTTAGCATGATATGTAGCGAATATATCCGTCAGGGGCTTTGAGGTTTTTACCTCATTCAGATCCGGGATCTGGATAATGGGAGGAAGCTCGCAGGCATTCTTTCCATAATAATTATCCGTTGGATCAAAAGAGATAGTTCTCTTATTGCTCCTGCTCTGCATGTATCCTACAAGATCCATATCCCTGATGATATTACCTGCAGTCTGCCCTGAAATATCTGGCCGGTAGTATCTGGTATCATTCTCAACGGACTCCTTGAGGTGGGCAATGAAGATCAGGTTTTTCCCGGAGGTATTCATCAGGGCAAGAAAAGCCTTGAATTGATTACCCAGGACTCCCCATCCCTGGAGGGTAAGTGCGCCACCGGCCTGCAGTTTATAATTCTCCTTAATGATATGAGCTGCCAGGAAATCCAGGGCTTTCCCAACTGTATCCACGACGAAGGTATCATACTCTCCAAGATTCTCCTTCGTTACCTGCAGGATATCATCCCATGATTCCACTGGAATGTAATCCTTCCGGAATTGAGGAGATACCCTGCGAACTCCTCCATCGCAATCAATAAGAAGAGGTTTTGGAGCAGACAATCCAATAGTGGATTTGCCTATACCAGGTTCCCCGTAAATTAACGCCTTGATGGCGCTTGCCGTGATAGGCTCTGAAGCTTTAACAATTTTTGCCATTTCTAATTTTGGTTTTTAATTAATAATTATCCGCGTTTGGGCCTGCGAATCTGCAGCACCCTTTTAATCTTTATTCCATCTTCGAAGCTGTATTCATCCTGATCCTTAAGCGCTCTATTGACGGTCCAGTATTTAGGCTTTCTGCCAATATATTCGCATAGGTATGATAGGGATGTACATGATACATCAATACCATGATGAGAGGTTACAAAAGTGTACTTCATTAGTTTTGGGAAATTACAACAAATGAAGAGTCGCTCAGCTCAAATACTTGGAACTGACCCCCGCGCTTGATATCCCGAGATTTGGGAGAAGCCTCACCGAAGATCTGAGTAGGCTCTTGCTTCCTTAGATCAAATTTCTCGATGATTTCGAGGTTCTTCATCTGTATGTGTTCATTGTTCGCCATGCCCAAATATATGGTTATTTTGGCAAGCTTGCAAAATATCCTCCGTAATTTTAGCATCTCGCTAATTTTGAGGTTCGATCTGATACTTGCCCCAAAACTCCATCCATTCGGAGCTGCGTGAGCTTACCGGCACATTTATCGCAAAGTATACGATCATCGATAATACAAGGGTCCAGGGCCTCATATCCCCATATATACCCCCGGCAGGAATGGCATTGGTATTCTTCCTCAATCCGGGACTCTTCATTCATTCCAAATCTTTCATCTAAATCCATGGCTATCGTATTTGCATTAGATGAAACTTATCCTCCTGAGCGCCTATATGGAAAGAGAGATTCAAGAGGTGGCACAGAAATACTAAAGCATCCATGAACTGAATCTCAATCTTAAAGCTGATTTTCTCCTGTTCAATATTTATATCAATATCATGGAATGTAATGTATCCATGCGTTTGATTGTGGGCCTTCATTACTATCATGGCCGTAGTTAGAACCTCGATATTATTCATCATGACTTTGTGTTTATATGGTTTACAATAATTTCGCATGGATCGATATCAGTATTGGCATATACCTGAGCCATCAATTCATTTAGCTTTGCCATCTCTTCAGCGGTTGGAGGATCTTCGCATGAATTCCATTGTACATCCATAGCGTCATCCTCAGGATGATACTCTTCTCCATTCTGGCAGAGTTCATTCAGGAATTGAACGGCATCGTACTCCGTTTTGATTTCAATGTTGAGATTCGTTTTCATAGTGGTGCTTGATTTAAAGGTGCTCGGGGAATATTCCCTCAGCTGATCAATGATTCCAGGACTTCGCTTTCAATTTTCTCAGCGATATCATGAGGAAGATCATACATGGAAGTAATGTGTACCTCTCCATCTACTACGATGATTTCATAGATTCCATAATACTTAGCTTCTTCTGGGAGGGCGATTGTGTTGATCAGGTTCTTCATTGTGTGGTGCTTGATTGATTAGTATGATTCAAATATAGGGTGGATATCAATACCGTGCAAATATTTCCCGCATTTTTTTGCATTTATTCATGTTATCGATTTTAAGCCATTAGAACGCCTTATAGAGAGATGCTGAGTTCACGGCCCCGATGTACCAGAAAGTTTAGATATGCCCTATATCGAGAGATATGGCCTATAAAATCGCATATAAAGAAGATCCGAGCCCCTTAGAGTTTTGGCGAACAATGAGGAACCCGGATCTTATGAACGGATAATTATGAAGAAAAACCAGATTTATCGTTTGAACATCAGTATTGCGAACAGCAATAACAATAATACGACAGCCACCGGCAGGCTGGCCCTGTAATACCAGGGTACTTTAATTATTGGAGGCTCCTTGTGTATCTCTACAGTATAGAGCTCCCTAAAATGATCTTTGATTTTGATAACTGAATCAAGTTTGATTTTTAATATATGCTCATGCTCAATAAGCCTCACATGGAGGCGCACGGATTTATAGTCCACTGCCTCTATCCAGGCTCTTGCATCAGCGAGGGTACCGGTTACTGCAACCGTATCAGTAGTGAGATCCGGAGAGGGGTCAAGCACCACACTATCTCCCTCCTCCGGACATGGGATCACAACAGCGATCTCCTCACGTACTGTATCGCCTGGTAGTAATACCTCGACGATTGTATCTCTATACTCCACCTCAATCCTGGTAATCGTATCGCTCAAGATCTCCGGGGGGTATAATTCAAAACAGCGCTTCTGTGTAGCACATCCCATGAATAGCATAATCATGAGCGTGAACCAGAATGCTGTCCAGAATAAGCGCCTTATGTATTTTATCTCTATCATTTAACTTGAATAGATATTTCCTCTCCCCTCTTGATGGCTTTAGAAATCATGCTGACTATCTTCCTTTCATATTTCGCTGAATTGATCACCATGCCCTTTACCTTATTTTCTCCTGGAAGGATACATCCATGGGAATCCTTTGCAGTATTTCCTCTGTGTATACGTATACCGGTAAAATGTTTTACATCGAGTACCAGGGGAAGAAGTCTTTTAAATTTTGGTGACATGCTAAGCTCAACCTGGTATAATCCAAATGGGATGGCAGTTTCTCCATATACCTTCTTTTCATCATCATCGAGCAGATCTCCATCATGATTCAGATCCCTGACCTTATCTTCGATTGTATCGCAAAGATATTGATTATCCACAGAGAGTATTCCGATCGTGTAATCCGGACCCAGGTACCTGCGATAAAGAATGAATTTCATTTCTTGCGCTTAGCTATAAATTTACTGGCATCCTCTCCCCCTCCGAGAATTGCCTCCAGGAGGCGGTCGATAAGGGTACCCAGCATGAAGGAGGACCAGCCATTAAGGGGAACGGGATCCTCAACTGCAAATATCACCAGAGAGATCTGCTCCCAGAAGATAATTGATATGGCAAGTAGGATGATGGATAATACAACACGGATAGCCCCCATGGAGAAATGCTTCCATGAAAAAGCCCCCGGGGTACGGCTGTCCATCTTAATCGCTTTGTATAGCGAGAATAGGAAAAAGGAAATTGCTCCAGCAAGGGCAAAGAAATAGAATACAATGAACTCCCCGAAGGGCATCCCATTCAATACGAGCTTATGTACTTCTTCTCCCATGGCTGGTCATATTTTGTGAAAATTGGGAGAGAGCTCTTCTGCCCCCTCCCCTCTCCAGGTCTTAAAGCTCTGAGAGCATGCCTCTGTTTATAATTTAATCTCTTCGAAATTTCTCCTCAATGGCCTCCAGAATATCCTGGATGAATCCAATGGCAAATACTCCGACCTGAGCTAATACCAATCCGAGGATATTTAAAGGGATTGCGATCCAGTGCGCTCCATACAGGTACCCGAAATCTATGAAATAGCATAGAGCAACGATCAATGCAGCTGTGAGGGTAGTGAATAGGTACTTCAGGAACTTCCCTTCGAGATGAAGCGTTCCTATGACCAGGGGTACCAGGAACAACAGGAGAGCGAATGCTCCAAAGATTGATCCGAGGAATACCCTCAAATTCATGAATACTTCCCATACATCCCCGGGAGGTTCAACATCCTGTGCAAAGATTGCCATGGATCCTGTGATAAGAATCGAAATAAGTAAAATGAGCCTTTTCATAATAATTTGAATTTTGGTGAATATTAAGAGGTTACAATTTATGATAATACAATGACTTGGCAAAATTCATGTCTTCAGCTGGTAATTTAAGTCAATAAAATATTAATTGCGTTTATAGTGTTCCTAAATACGTTAGCCACATAGTGGCTGCCACTGAATTATCAAAGGCTGCATTACTATCAAAATCAGTGTCTATGTTATTGGTGTAGTACTGAAGCCTCAGCGTATCACCAACAGCCAGGCTGTCAGTTCCATTGTAGCTTAATACATCTTCCCCGCCTGACCTTATGCTTCCCGCATAGCCTCTCTGTGAGCACCTGGCCTCTGTTGTTCCATTCTTGAAGATTCTGGATAATATCAGGAATGCATCAAAACCGCCTCCTGTATTATTCTGAACATGAACACAACCTCCAAATTGCCACAGCCCACCAACCTTGCAAACCATAGTGGAATCATTCAATAATTCCATTCCATCCCCCTCACCCTCTGATGCCACTTCTGTAAATCCAGTAAAGTTGCGCCACGTATCAACCTCTTCGGCATCTACCTTAGATGTGATATGCGCTTTTATCGCAGATGCTTGATGCAATAATGCTCCGTCCGCTTTAAGTCGCATTATCTCATTATCAAGTGCGCTGAAATCATGAGAATCTGTGGGATCAGAATACCATACAAAATCCTTATTGCCATCTACAGTCAGCAGGGTATTACCATATCCCTGGTTATAAAAATGAAAGGTGTTCTGAAAGATCCCTCCAAGGATCGTCGATTCAGAGCTTGTCATTCCTATCAGGCTCCAATATCCTAAATCATTGGTCAGCTGATGAACAGCCCCTGCAACATTGATTGCGCTTCCGTATGTATTCGTAACCTTCGTCCCGAGCAAGCCAGGATAATTCCCTATGATATTCAGATCTCCGGATGAATTAATCTCTGTAAAGGCTGAATCCCCCGAACGGATCCCAGCTGCTTCCCTAAATATTCTACTGAAATTCAGATCAACCCTTTCCCTTGCCCATGGGGACATCGCTCGATCAATAGGGATAGGGAATATCGTTGTATCGATCTCCTGAGCCATGCCTATGGCTGGGATCAATAACATAAGGTATAAGAGTATTTTTTTCATGATTCTATTTTTTTAAATGTACACCGGGGGATAAGTCGTTAGTATCGCATCATCCGTTCCTGGAATATCTGTAGTATTTCCGAGGCCAACGGCCCCAGCTCCATACTGAGGGTGATCAACATCAGGGGCCCACTCCTTTGTCCAAAATAATGCTACCCACTCATCGCGCAGAGCCTCCTGTCCCGCTCCACCTCCGAAGAATATCCCCATCAAATATAAGTCAATCTCAACCTCTTCATATTCCCTGAATTTCATTGTGGCAGAAGAATAAACGCACTCATTTCCAAGGAACATTTCATAGATTCCATCATTATTCCCATTACCTGGGGAGGATACTGTATTCATTTTTATCCTGATGGTAATCAGATAAGACGCTTGCGAAGGTCCTGACAGATCAAGCAGCTTATTAAAATTCCAGTGCGATCCGTACGCACTCGGTTGGTCATGGTGGTAGACATAGCCCCCATGTTCACCTGCTATATTATCAAACGCTCCCCGGCTTGTCCACCCCATGTTTGGATTAATAGGATACTCTGCCCCTCCCACTGGGTATGAAGAACCATTATATGTATACCCATTGGCATTAAATCCCGCCATTCCGAATCCAATCTTTCCCCCTGCGTTTTTCAGGAACCCAGGCTTGAATGCTTGAATAGATGTCAGCCAGATCTCTTTTTGAGGAGTATAATTCCCAACCAAAGCATTAATGTCATCACCAGCGTTATTACCTAAATCAACACTTTGTTCCAATACCGTATAACTACCCAAAGCAACGATTGAACCTGGGCTGGATGCAATTGATGCTCCATAATCTACCCCCGTCATGGCATTTGTATAAGGCTCTATAGTTCGATTATTGAAATCCACTTCATTGAAAATAGTATACAAGTCGGATGCAAATGGAAGAGTATCATATCCATCGCTTATCCTTCCAAGGACGTAATCATTCTGAGTTTCATCCAGGGGGATATCTTTGCATTCACTGATACTGCCAAGGATAAAATTACCTACATTCTCAGGGCTGCCTATCTCCACCGATTCCAGAGCGAGGGCACGAACGTACTCCTCGATGTAATTCCATCCTACTAACCATGATTGATTATTTGAATCTACTACGATGGCAACGATCCCACAAGGAGATGCAGCCTCCAGTTGATCATGCAGATCATTTATCTCCAGGCGAAGCTTAGAAAGTATAAATTCAACGTTATGCTTATATGAGAATGCAGGGGAACCGGTGTTAATCGATTCTGTCCTGATAATTGTATCAAGATCTGCCTCAATTTTCTGGAATGATGTACCTGAATCCAAGTTGATATTTGATACTTCCCCGGAGGTGATCGTTACACTTGATATACTGTTGAGCTCTATCAAGAACAAAGCCCTGTTGCTTGGCCGGTTAAGATCGCATGTTTTATTATAATTTGAAATTCCCATTCTAATTGAGCTTATGTCCTGGAGGAAGGCTCCTCTTCTTTACCTCATATACATCATTCATCAAACCATCAAGGCGCAGGGTAAGCTGGCCGATCAGCTCCTTTGCATTTTCGCCCTGCCCCTCCATTTCCTTTCTTAATAATTCATTCGTAACTCTGAGCTCATTTACATATAGCAGCATAACCTCCCTGGAGACTCTTGTTTGATCCAGCGCCTCGATATGCTTTTCATTACTATTTATTCGCTGATGATTTGTAATAGATACAACGATCCCGGACAGGATAAAGGGAGTAAGGACCGAGATAAGAGTAATCTTCAGCTTCCGTATGAATTCAGATTGGTCTTGCGACATAGCCATTACATTAATCATTAACACTTTCCGTGACATCAAAATACCCATACATAATTTGTGAATCATCATCGATGTTCTTAAGTCCATGATGATACCTTTTTTCCTTAAGATCAAAATCCATAGGCAATCCCACGATATTATTATTTGCTCCGGTAACCGTAATTGTAGAGGTCAGCTCTGCAACTGATGTACTGGAATTTATTCCTTCCTTCACCTTAAAGATCAATGATTTTCCAGATAGATCAACAGGGTTATTATCTTTATCAGTTACCTCGAAATAAAGAGTATAACTGGATCTGGAAATATAACAGATATCCTTTTTCTTCGCTTCTTTTGCGTTTAAGTCACAGCTCATAATCGTAATTTTTCAGCTAACAATCTCCCTACAAGATTCTGACCGGATGTATTGTAATGCAAATTATCATCATTAAAATATTCCCCAAAAAACTCATCAGTCTCATAAACAACATTCTGAACATTATCATATAGTTCAGCCATTTCTCGGTGTATGTTCCTTACATCATCCCATGCATCTAATGCATATCCAGAGTTTGAAAGCAGAACCATATACAATGCGGTTCCGGGATAATCAGCCTTAATCCTCTCAATAAAATTAATGTATGCAATCCTGATATCTGAGATTGTATAGCTTGAATCTCCATGCCTAACCCCGGCATCCTGCTCACCTTGAATCCAGATAATACCAAAAGGAACATCAGCGTTAACATAAGACAATGCCCCGTCTGTTATCTGCTTAGCATCAGCATATAAATCGCCTGTTTCAGACCAGTTATATGGGTCGGCCGAAGCCTTCGGGGTCATACCTGTTGAACCCCTTCCCTTTTTTGCTATTAAAACTTTCTTGCCTGTTCTTGAATGAAAGTATTTCCCAAATGGAGGACCTGAGCTTCCAGAGAAATCAGCATCCATTAGATGATATAAAAGCCCTCCAGAGTAATAAAATCCATCTCCAATATTTGGCCCCTCCTGGCTGATTGTCCTTGCTTGTCCAAGAGCATTTGATTGCCCCCAAAGGCCAAATACTACTGTATCATCATCACCAATAAATAAAGAAAGAGTTCCTGAATCATACGTATTCACAACCAAATCAATACCAGATATTATATTGTCGACTTCCCTTACAGTCATATTTGATTGATATGCTGCATTCAAATTTGATTCCTCCAATTCTGATACATGCAGCATGTGTGCAAATCTCTGATCATTATATGAAGACGATCGAATTAAATCCTGATAATATGGGGTGATCGAAACAGCAGAAACCGTGTCCAAGATTGCTGTTGTGCCTGATGCAAATTTCAATACAAGGTCATTTCCGTCTGCTGTAATAATCCTTCTTATTAATCCGTCCGTGGCAATTGATTCCAGATCCCCCGTTTCGGTGGCAATCTTAACAGTCCCATCATTTTCAGGTAAGATAAAACGAACAAGATACTTTTGTCCTGAGATAAATACATCAGATTGCGTGATAGATATATCTGCGCCCTGCCCCCCATCTGTTGAAACATATCCGTCTGCAATCGTAAGATTCCCGCCTGGATCATTTTCTACCCAATCAGATGAATCAGCAAAGTTTCCATTTGTAATTAAATCGGAACCCTTCACACCGCCATATCTATTGAACAATTCAAGGTCATACTGATCATAATTCAGTTTCCGTGGATTAAAATCAATAAGCGAATCGTACTTATTGTGGAATCCACCCCCGGCATGGTATGAGATGTAATAATAAGTTGTTCCTAAAATAGACTGAGAAGCACCTATGCTTATATTGTAAACCAATGAGCCATCTGGCTGCACCGGGATATAGAAGTCTGTTCCTGATCCATCAGAAGAGGTATTGAATAGCTGAAACGCTCTATCTAAAGCATGATAAGCTGCGCTATTCCAAGAAACTGTACCAGCGAAAGACTCAGCATTGTTATTGCCCATCAAGTCTAATAGGGTGGATGGATCATAAAAGTAATTTGTCGGGGGTGTTGTAATGGTCCATGTATGATATTTCAGCAGTTCCGTTTCGCCTATATCTGTATTCCAGAAAGCCAAGTCCCAAAAATAGCCTCTTAATGTGTGAATATTTGGATAGCCATTTGTGAAGTTCTTAAAATATAACTGGGTGCTGTCTGGCGTGATGTAACCATAAGACACACCATCAATATAAAGATAGATATTTGTACCATCAGAGCGATACATAAAGTTTTGAGATACACTCTTTCGTAGGTCATCAAAATCAGCATCAGAGGTATTACCCGATCCGTCCCAATGAAAATATGCTCCACCGCTATCCCTAAATCCCAGTTTTGTATTCACGGAAGGGAATTCCAATTGCGCTCCAAATCCTCCCCCAATCACAGAGTCTCTGCCACCCGTTCTAAATTCAATAGCCTTAAATGCAACAGCCCATTCAGTTAGATTATTTGAAAGCGGAGTGTCCCATTCGACCCCTCCTTCTTCACCATTGAAAAATGGACACCGGCACGAGATAACGGCTTCACTTAAAGTATTTCCTTCGAGTAAATTATTAGCCCTCGAAGACAATGTTTTATTGTAATCTACCTCGGATATGTTGTATTTCCGCTGCTGTACCTGTGTGATTTGAAAGGTCATAATTTCTTCTTGATCGATAAATTATCAAGGTAAATGGCACCATCATTTGATCCGCTTGCCTCTCTTATTTGTACATTCAATGTTACACCTATTGCTGTAACTTCAAGATCCAAATCACGCCATTCCGTTTCTGTGTTTGCAATATAATAAGCCTGATTCGCTCCGTTGATATAAACCCCCCAGCTTCCTCCTACACCCTTATGCTTCCATCGTCCAGTGATTTGATATACCTCTCCACCTGTTACTCCAGAAATACTGTATTGAGCCCTCGCATTTACTGTTGGGGTATCATTGCAATCAAGTTCAAAAGCATAACCTCCAACCTCCTTTTCTACTGATTGGCTTCTGGATATATTCGCCCCCGTTCCAGCAAGTCCGGTAAAATCCCACCCTGTTGTGGCATCCGCTTCGTTTCCATTGGGATCTGAAACAGCGTTTGCATCAACATGGAGTTCCGGCCCATAAGATTCCCCGGCTCTACTTTTCAGCAATCCTATTCCTATTCCGATTCCTGGCATTACAATTTTTCTTTTACTGATACATTATCAATGAAGACTCCCCCATCATTACCAACATTGTTTTCTCTTATCTGAATATTTAAGGTAGTTGATGGAGATGCAATTTCATATACAACAGAATTAAATGATGTTTCTGTATTAGTGATTGTTACGGGCTGCGCAGCTCCATTAATGTATAATGCCCAATCTCCCCCAGATCCTTTATGCCTCCAATCAAATGTAATACGGTATGTGTAACCAGTAGTTACCCCCGCAATAGCAAGAACGCCCATAGCCCCGGAGGTTGGAGTATCATCAGCATCCAGTTGAAGAGCGTAGCTACCTACATTTTTCACAGCTGATTGGCTCTGAAAAATATTCGCCCCCGTTCCAGCAAGTCCGGTAGATGTCCAACCGGTAGTTGCATCCGCTTCGTTTCCATTGGGATCGCTTGCTGCATTCGCTGAGGTATGCAGTTCTGGACCATACGTTGCAGAGCTCCATTCAATTGGAGATCCTCCTCCTGCTGCCAGGGCATCCGATATTGATGTATTTAATGCATCATCGAACGGGAGATCCTGATATCCTGAATCTGACTCAAGGATTATATCCACTTCCTGAACATCTTCTTCATTTGACTCCTGGCCTGAGTTAAGATTATCCTGCTGAACGTAAAGGGCCTTATCCGTTCCATCTGTCTCATTGTAGCCAGAGAGCCACGTCTTACCATTACCATCAACGACCAGGGCAACAATACCGCAGCTTGATGCAGCGGTAAGGGAATCACGCAGAGCATTCAATTCTGCTGATGGATGGGAGAAGAACATTTCTACCTGGTGCGTGTACGAGATATTATTCCTCAAGCCAGCACCCTCCTCCGTGCGTATCACCCCATCAATATTAGCCTGGACCTGTTTAAAGGTTGCAGATCCAACCATACTAATGGCAGTAACTTCCCCTCCGGATACAGTAACAGAATCAATATTCGCAGCCTCAGTAAGAAGAACAGCCAAATTTCCGGCAACGTTCTTATTGCATGATCTTGTAAAGGTTCCTATTGACATGATTTCTAATTATTTGAAGTAATTACGAACTGTCCCTGATGCTACGACCACAGATTTAGCATCATAGCCTAATGGAATGAAGCTGTTTACTGTATCTGCTGAAGCGAGAGTAACGCCCATCCATGACTTGTCATCGATTGTCTCATCGACCCCATGTTTGTTCGTTACTATGATACTTGTGATTTCCGCATCAGCCAGGATGCCAATCCCATGAATCTTCTTATCATCATCTTTCCCGGAAGGAGTGAAAGTTCCAGCTCCCACTTGATCGTCGCAACCATTTGATCCGGCCACATTTGCTATAAATCCGCTCATCGTTATATATTTATTTTGTTAATATCCTGTTTCTTACTTGGAAACCTACTATAAAAATCTGAATCAATATCCATCTTTGGAAATGATTCAATCTTGCTATCCAGGCCAACATTCAAGATCCTATTCCAGTATGGCAACTTGAATACATCATAATGCTCATTCGCATTCTCATAGCTGGATCGAGTTACCCCCTCGGATGGATTATCATAATACGTCGGCCTCTCTCCTTCATATCCTCCATCAAATCCCAGGAGGATCACCCTGGAGGCTCCCAAATGGAAAGCCAGGGATAAGGCAAAGAATCCGCTCAGATTAGATTTCAGTATACACCAATCCTCTGAGAATGGCTCCGGGGATGGCTCAATAAATACCTCATGGAAGGAATGCATATTCCTGCCATTGTAAGATATCTTTAATCCATCGAATGCATCCAACTCCTTCATGAACTTCTTCTCCCATGGTGGATCGATGGCCACTACTACATGGCAATCGCATTGAATGAATGAGCTATTGATAGCAATAACCGGCTTTTGTAACCGAGAGAAATCAAAGCCAGAGAGAGATACTCCTCCCCCAACAATCGTTACTACCTCTCCGTCGAATATAGCTGGCAGCTTGGTTTCCATTAAATCAAAGAACTAATAATATGGTAAATCCTGCGTGTAATCGTAATCATCACAATCCTTCTTATGAGTTCCATCCATCACGATCCCACCATGAATCTCAATCCCTTTGGCCTCATTCAATCCGCTTTCATAATCAGGATATAAAGCCTCATTATCATTAAGGTATTTTACAAGCTCTTCAATGAGCATATTTGCTGAATCCAGAGCATTATTCTGCATCAGATCATAATCCGAATCAGGAGGAGCATTCCGATTCTGTCCTCTTATCTGAGCCATCCCTACAGTACCCACCTCAGTCTTTAGCACAGGGAGGATGTAATACTTCACGAAGTATGCCAGGGGAGGATTTATTTTCTCTACAAGGGCAGTATATGAGGATGGGGTAGCTATAACAAGATCATAGAAATCCTCTCCCAGCACCGGCTTGATATGCCTTAGCTGAGCCCCCAGGATGATATTGTCCCGGATCTTAGCTACATCGACATTCCTATCGAATGCAAGCTCAATCACCTCATTGCTGCTTATCAGTAGTCCCATTGATTCCTATAATTTGCATTTGCTGTGGATCATTCTTATTTACATCCAGCCCCTTCTCCTCTCTGAGCTCCCAAACGTATTTATAATTATCTCCCTGAAGAGGGGGGCTGTTCTTAAATACGATATCAATATCCTGCTGGAGAACCTCACGGTAAAATTTCTTTATCAGATTGATATACTTCTTCTGATAATTTG